CTTGGGAACATACTCATGAATCACTCCCCAAATAAACTTTTTAATGTATTCGAGGCGTTCACGTGGGTCTTTGGGACCAGGTCTAAGGATACCGAGGTCAGTCATCATGACGAGGAATGACTCCATGTAACAGAAGTGGTGTTGGGAAAGTTCATCATATTGAGAAATGACAAATGCCTCCTCCAACTTCTTTTGAGAAAGACCCACCGAGTTCTTATTCTTAAAATTGGCAAACGACTGTGAAACAAAACCACCCGTGGGTTGTGGGTAACATCCATTCAACGGTTTCATAGACAGTTTATATCTACGACTGAGTAATGAACGAAGTGGTTCTTCGAAATCCGAATCTGTATCCGTCATCGAATCATAGATTACAGCCGTTTTATTGTCATGATTGACTTTAGCCATACCGTAATGCCCCGAACCATCCGGGTAAGAATGCTCCATCAAAATATACTCGATGCCAGTAGCTTCATTAGACGCCGTACGCTTCCTTTCCATCGCACTGGTCTTACGGTATGAAAATTTGAAATCTTTTCCAGATTCCTTTTTAATGTCTTCTCCAAACCTTACAAAGAAACCCTCCCTATGAAGGTAATCCTTTGCCATCTCAGAAGCATCCTCTATAGCCATGAGATTACGAGCCCTCGCATTTGTGGTAATTCTCGATTCGATGTAATCATTCTTATCAATTTCAGGTGTTTCCTCTTTGATTTTCAGGAGTCTGTTTCTGGTGGAAATATCCTTAATCAACTTGATGGGAACGAGTGACATTTTAAGTTGTGTAATCTGGAAATATAAATTCTACACCTCACTTAGGTATGGAACATGTACGAAAGATCATGGAAATCATGGATGATGAAATGTTCCCGACAAAGAGAGAGTGGGTATACGTGAAAATATGCAACGAACTCAAATATATACACATTCAATTACAAGAACTTGCGAGACTGAAACAACTGCATGCACCAGGAATGATAGATCCTTCAGCATATGTTGAAGTACGTTCACTCGCTACACTCGACCCCTCCGCACCGCCCCACCGTAATATCTAAAATCACGTTGTGCGAGCGTTCCTCTGTGTATAAACCACATGAGCTCTTCGTGACCACTTGTTTGATTAAGTTCTCTCCAATAAATGTTAGATGCTTCTCGAATCTGTCTATAAATGGACAACTTGACTTTATCTGTTGGGTCTGCTTCATGTTCTTCGAAGGCGTCTCGGAGAGCTTCTGTACTTTTGATCCATGTGTGACATTTATTGAAGGCATCTGATGTCATGATGAAATCTTCACCAACCACATCAGGTGTGACAAGTAGTCGATCCCTGGTTCTGTACATTTCTTTCATTAATCGACACATTCTGATATAATCACCTTCGGGTATTCTATGAGAATGTTTATCGATGAGACTCATGAGTTCTTCCATTATTTCTTAAAAATTACACATGTTTCTATTCACTTAGGCTTACTTCAGCAACAGTGGTAGCATCTCTTGGTGGAGGATAATACGCACCCGGTTCAACTGGATCGTCGTGCCTCTCTATGTGCCGCGGGCAATTCGCTGTGCGAATCGCCACCCAATCCTCGTGTAAGAATTCATTTAAACCTGGGTACATAACATTCTCGTCAAGTTCTCGGTCTCGTTGAGCGTTAGTATCTGTATCAGTTGGTAAATATAAGGGTTGGTTCTGATCCAACAAGAACGACGGTGGCTTCACTTGCTTTCGAAGTTGTTGTATAGTGTCACACATCTGGAGATAGTCACCATCCGGGATATTCTCTGAGTTCTGGTCAATAAGATCGATGAGTTTATGGAAAAGATCCATTTCGACTTGAAATTTTATATATTGTGAACTACTTAGGTTATGATATTCGGTTCTATTAACGAAAATGTAATGTAGAAAGGTTGGGATATCATGAAAATATATTTGTTCAACCTCGAGTGGTATCCACGTGTTTCTTAGAATAATTTCCATACAATCGGCATCTACATCTGGATAGTTCTTCAATACAAACACATACCTTTCCTGAATTATAGATAGGCAACGAGATAGAAACGGTACACAGTCCTCTGGACAGTCAGTCATCAATTCATTCATGATATCCATATAAACTTGATCACGGCGTTCCATTTTCCATTGCTTCTTCTGTTCTACAATACCTCGGAAGCAAAGTGGTTCACGACACATTGGACATGTACTTTGCCACCTATTCGTGCATGTTGTACAGAGTTGATGCCCACATACTAGATGATTGATATTTGTATCACAGTAACATACAGGGCATTCCATTATTCACCATTGTATTAAATCTCTAAGTCGCTAAGATTCATCGATGATCTAGAATTTTTTTTGTATTTAGAGGCATACACGTTAAATTCGTCATACAGATATGTGATATCATCACTTCTATAAAGAGCGAGTCTCACCTTGTTCGTCAACTCCATGATATCGTAGAATGTATCACTGTCGGATTCTTTCTTCACTACGAAGGACATGAGTCTTTTGCACTTCGTAAGAAGAACATCAAGAAGTTCTCGACGTTCGGAATAAGTATTTCCGGATAGTTCAATGTAACGAGTTTCACCACATTGATTGACAGCCCGGATCATAACTGGTTGATGAGTGGTTGTCCTCATCCCGACAAACTCTAAAAAACTTTTAAACATTTTTTTTTGGTGCCGGTGGGCACTCGGGTTCTTGGATACAGAGATCCCAAATCTCTCGCTGAACGTCTGTGCAGAGCGTGTTCGTAGCTTGACAAAAGGCCAATGCAAAGTCTTGTGTAAACATCATTACTTATAGATTCTCCAGAACCGACTTAGGAATGCATTGATCAATCTTTTCTGCTCAGGCTCAGGCTCAGGCTCAGGCTCAGGCTCAGGCTCAGGCTCAGGCTCAGGCTCAGGCTCAGGCTCAGGCTCAGGCTCGGAAAGACGCTTCAATCGAAGATATTCTAGTTCGATATCAAGATAGAAACGCTGGGGGGCATCCCACAAAATCGTCTTAGTCATTGTACACAGATTACTAAGGTAATAAGGAGTCATGTCACGTAGAGTACCCCAGACGGCTAGGATGAACAGCATCTTCTTTGTTTAGATATACGACACCCTTTTAATTGATTTAAAAAATATACCCTTAAAATAGGTATGCCGTGTCAACTGTGTCGCAAAAAGTGTGGCGTTCCTATCGATTGTCAATATTGTGATGGTAGTTTCTGCCCGAGATGTATCAACCTGACGAAACACGACTGCCAGGGTGCCGACATCAAGAAGATGAAACAACGCAAGGAGCTAAAGGAAAAGACGGCATTTGAACCACCACCAAAGTGCTTAAAGATTTAAACCAAGTATAAGATATATTGGCTGAGATGCCCGAGTTGGTCTAAGGGGTACGACTTAAGATCGTCTGTGCGTTCGCACGCGTGGGTTCGAACCCCACTCTCAGCACTATCTTCCATAGCTCAGTAGGTAGAGCGGCAGACTGTTAATCTGTAGGTCATCGGTTCGAACCCGATTGGAAGAGAAAATGCTCCTATAGTGTAGTTGGTCAACACTGTGGACTTTGAATCCACCACCCCAAGTTCGAATCTTGGTGGGAGCTTCCCCTCTCTTAGCTCAGTTGGTAGAGCAGTGGACTGTAGTTCCATTTGTCACCTGTTCGATTCAGGTAGAGAGGACCATTCCTTCATAGCTCAGTTGGTTAGAGCGTGCGACTGTTAATCGCGAGGTCATCGGTTCGATCCCGATTGAAGGAGAAATTTACCAATTAAAAACCCAATGATATTTGTCAAATTTTCACCCACTGAATAGTGCCATGTATGTTCCGTTGAGTTCTTGATACCGAAAGCACGGTCTATGAAATTTTCTTGTTTCGGTTTACCACCATACACCTTACGAAGCCATGGAGGACCTTCATCCCTCCCTTCGTATCGTCCTAAACACCCTCCAAACCCTTTCACGATGTCTGGTCGACTCGAGAGCCAATATTCGAATAATTCCCACACAATTCCCAAACCTATCCATGTTTTAAACTTGTCTGGGTACAGCATTCCCGCGATCATGTAGAAGAAAAGATGGCCGTACTGGAACCCATAGAATTCAGTTCGTGCACACACGAATCGTTCGTCTGTACACGAACAGATGCGTGCGTATACGAAGAACCATATGATAAATAGTACTACGAGTATCATCTGTTAGTTACAACTATTTCTTTTTGATGAACATCTGGCCGTCATGGATACCACTCTTGTCGATATCAATGACGTTCCTGTATCCACTCGCGAATCCCTGTAGACCCGCTGTTGGGTTCACAGGATCGGGGCCGTAGTCATCGAGAATCATCCATCCTCCCGACTTTAATTTACGCCATGAAAGAACAGCGTCTTCCAAGGCCCACTCAGCTTCATGATTTCCGTCGACAAAGATGATATCAAACGTGTCATCTTCCAGGGTTGGAATAACGTCACGAGAAAATCCACGATGAATCTTGAGTTTATTCTTTACCTCGGGTGAAGCGTTGTCCAAATTTTCTAGGAACTGTTTATAGATTTTATCCTGATCACCAACATACTCATCATATTCCTCATAATCAACCCATGGGTCAATCGCGTGCATCTCCGTATCCGGGTGCTTGCAGTAAGTGTCTGCAATCTCCCATAGGTTCATCCCATAATGGACTCCGATTTCAAGGTATTTGATGGGCTTATCCTCCGGTGTGATAACCTTTTCCCACCATGAACAGGGTCTGAATTTAGTTCCCTCCATGTATATATTTAAGAATGGTAATCTTTATACACTTAAAATAATCTCGTGTAAGTAAAACACAATGTCTTCGGTTGGTCTCATCGGTCTCGGTGCTATCGGGGGTAATCTCGCTCTTAATCTCCAGCGTTCTCGTGATGTCCATGTATATGGTCGCACAAAGGAGAAGGTTGACGCAGTAGCAAAGAAGGGTGATTCAATCCATGGTCACATTGATATGGACACTTTCATTTCAGAGATGGATACTCCACGCACAATTTTCACAGCTCTCCCAAACGGTGAAGCCACTGACGGGGTTGTCAAATCCCTACTGGAAAAATTGGATCCAGATGATACCATTATCGATTGTTCCAATGAGCACTACAGGACGTCGAGAAAGAGGGGATCCAGGTGTAGATCGAAGAACGTGAACTATGTCGGGGCTGGACTATCGGGTGGTGCATTTGGTGCCCTTTCAGGACCTGCTTTGATGATTGGTTGTGATGAAGATGTGTTCATCGAAAATACCGATCTCTTTTCCAGTTTCTGTAAAAATTTTACGCATATGGGCAACGATTATGGGATTGGTCATTTCACGAAGATGGTTCACAATGGTGTGGAATATGGCATGCTCCAAGGTGTCGCCGATGTATACGCGTACTGTAACCAGGATGTGTTTTACATGAAACAGGCACTCGATGAAGCTAAGAAGACTGACATCGATGGGTACATCGTGAACTCAGCTCTTAAAGTATTAAGTGACTACAACATTTCTAAAATCCTAGATGTCGCCGAAATGAACAATACCGGTTCATGGACTTCACAGGTTGCTATCGAGTATGGTATTCCTACTCCAATTCTAAATGCAGCACTCAATACAAGACTCACGAGTCGTGATGTCAAGGCGGTCAACGTCAATCAGCATTTGAATTATGCGTTTGACCCCTACATTGCCACTTCTACACTGCGTTTCGTGTTTGCTATGGCACTCATCGAGGGTTTCAATGTAATGAATACCCGTAACATCGAAAAGCGTCGAACAATCAATGCGTGGTCATCTGGTACGATCATTGAGTGTCCTATGATTGCTGAAAGTTGCTACGACATCATCGAGCAGACTGCCGAAGACGCGAGGGTATTTGTGATGTTCTGCACGGCAACCGGTATACCGTGTCCCTCTGTACAGGCTGCCCTTACCCAGTTTGATTTTATACATCAACGCCGGACATCCGTAAATTTTTTAATGGCCCAGCGTAATTACTTCGGTCAGCATTCCATTATTGAAAAGTGACCCCACAGATCCCTGACTTCTTGTTCATCGATACAGGAAGACCGGTCATCCATCTTAATTTTTTCCAGGATTGATTCATACGCACAGCGTCCAGTGTTCATATTGTAATTGTCCGTGTCATTGATGGATATACTCTTTTCATCCGGTACCATCTTTGAAATATCAGCTTCGAGAAAGATATCCTTATATTTCATTGATACACGACACGATGTTGGTGCCGTACCCATATACAGATCACTTTTTGATACATGTGTGACATGTGGCTTGACAAATTTGAAATCATGCAGAATTTCCTTTCTCGTCTGATTAAAATACCTGGCCAATAGAGTTGCGAATAACAAAACGCAGTGACTCTGGTACATATCTAAAATTATACCGACACTATCAAAGTATTCGATTCGTTGATTGATGTCGGGACTCTCATGGATGGTGATTTTAATTTTTTCCAGATTGTCAGGTAATTCAATTCGATCGAGTATACTCTTTCCGAGATAATGATCATTATAAAGAACGTTCATGTTGTTCGTCTTCACGAACGAGTGTATTCTTTCAAAGTCCTCTAATGAATGCCCATGTGGTTTTTCCAAGATGTAGGTTGGGTTGACAACATTCATATAGGGCTCAACGTTTTCACAAAAATTGTGGGTTGGTATAGACATGTAAGCGACAATATTAGACGTATTCTCGAGGTGCTGTAGATTTGAAACAACACTTCGTGATATGGGTGTATAGGGACATTCGAGCTTGTTCAGGGCTGGGATGATTCTCGTCTGAGCCAGATGGCCACGGGCTCCGAATACTAGACAGTGATTCATCTAATTAAAAGGTAGAAATTATAATCAAGTAATGATATTCATCGATCGAATTTTGCGTTACATGTCTAAGGACATCTACTTACCACTACGTTGTTACGCCACCAAGAAGGAGTGTTTCTCGAAGACGAAATATTGTCGCTGCAAAAACTTCTGTAAATACCCACCAAACAAGGGATTACCCGAAGCGAAACTAATCCTCGTGAAGGAATATAAGGAGAAGTGTCGTTTATAAAATACAATGTCCCTCGGGGTTAAGAAGTTGACGTATGATTCTATTCTTCCTACTCGTGGTTCCAGTGGTTCTGTGGGTTATGACCTCTACAGCAATATGGACTGTGTTATTCATGCGTCGGAGAGAGGGCTTGTCTCCACGGGGATCACAGTTGTTCTCCCACCTGGAGTATATGGACGAGTTGCACCACGATCCGGACTCGCCGTCAAGTATGGTATCCAAGTCGGGGCTGGTGTCATTGACCCAGACTATACGGGTGAAGTCAAAGTCGTTCTCTTCAATCATGGAGACAAAGACTTTGAGGTTAAGAAGGGTGATCGCATCGCTCAACTCGTTCTTGAGAAGTGTGATACACCACCTATCGAGGAGATTAGTATCGTAGAAGACACCGACAGGGGTTCGGGTGGATTTGGTTCAACGGGTCAGTGAAAGGAGTGCAATGAAGAACATGCATATACCCCCGACCAAAATGTAATATAACACAGCTGTGTTTTGTTCGTCATCTTCCATTTCTGGGATGAATTCTTCTATGGGTTCTTCTGGTGGAACCGGTTCATAAAGTTCCGTGTCATCAGAAAAACATTCATCGTCTTCATCCGCCACGTAACGTTCAATCTCTTCTTCCGTGCATTTAGCAGGGTCGATGCAGAAGGAACATGACTCTCCTGGTTGACATTTGCAGCACTGATCCAGTGATTTTTTGGGTTTCGTTATATTTTCACTGGGGGCCATGAAGCCAGATTTGCATACGTCGGGACTAACTGGTCTACACCCCATAGGTTCTATTTCGACATTGTTTTCACGTTTCGATTGTCCGACGACACAGCTCATTATAATTTGTCTATATTTTTATTGTCACAGTACCAAAAATCTTCTGGTTGGGGCATGAAAAGGACACCCTTGGTCATAGTCATGAATAGCTTAGCCTTGTTGACATCTGGGTAGGACATGAGCATCCACCGTTCCCAATATTCCGATCTGAAGTAGTCCTCCCAATCTTCCTGTTCACTCTCATCTATACCCAACATACCCCGGTGAATTTCGTGGTGGTTTGTCTCTACCCGCAACTTCTTAGGAATGATAGCCCCCTTCCTGATAAGATGTGCACGCATGAGACGAGCATCACCATGATCTGTATAGTACTGAACACCTTTCTGTCCGAAATCTATAGCTCTTTTACTTGGAAGAATGACTCGATATTTGTGTGCAACCGATGGACTGGGTTTAAGAACGACGTGCATCTATTGTAGCATGATACTTTCTTTGAGTGATGTTTTACTCGATATAAGGATTAGAAGTGTAGATTTTGTATGTTAGAATATACCGTTTCCGGTAATATACCTGTCCGAATTGGTCAGGATGCAAAAGAAAACGATGATCTTACAAACATGAGTGATCCCGAACACTGGTGGATGCATGCGAGTGGTTATCCGGGGTCGCATGTTGTCATCTGTTATGAAGGACAAGAACTTCCTAGAGACATAAAAAGAGATGCTGCCGTACTAGCTATACACCACAGCAAAACACCCGATTCGAAGATGTCTTGGGTAGACCTGGTGCGTGTCGAAAACGTTTCTTCGCTCAAGCAGTATGGACAGGTGACGTTGGGGGGTAAAGTCGATCAACTAACTATCTTCATGAGAAGGGAAAAGGAACGTTTGGAAAGAATCTTAAAAACAAGGCGTACTATCTAGACAGATGAGTCATCAGGACTGGACTCCGGTCGTCATCCATGGAAAAGGTGCCCCTGTTAATCAGCGACCCCCAATGAAGCACTATGAACGTACGAAGGAGCAAAAATTGGAAGATGTGGAGATCGGTACCCATAAGAAGGTCCCACTTTCCATGGCGAAGATGATTCAACAAGGGCGTATTGCTAAAGGTTTCAAAACACAAAAAGATTTAGCAATCGCAGTCGGAGTGAATGTGAGTATCATAGGTTCATATGAGTCAGGTCGAGCCATTCCAGACCCCGCCATCCTACAGAAATTGAGAAGGGTTCTGGGTGTCAAACTAAAGTAAACTTGAGTAGTGTCCGGCGATGTAGTAGACATCTTCGAACCCGAGTTCTTCCAACGTCTCTGCCGCAAATCTGGCCCGTTGCCCAGTATTGCAGTAGACGAGTAAACCCTTCTTGGGGAGTTCTGTAGTGGTCTTTTCGTCCATCTTATTAACGGGAATGTGGAGTGCCTTGGGGTAGTGTCCTGCACGATACTCGGTGATCGTACGAACATCGATGACCTTCTTTATCTTACCTTCCTTGATGAGCCGCTTGGCCTCAGAGGATGACACGAGGTTCTGTCCCATGAAAGTATATGCGAGTGCACCAGTGAGTGCACCAGCTATGAGAAGTGGTATCATTTAGTAACTACGGGGATTTTAACTTCAACATGATTTACAGTAATAAAGGATAGGAGCGTCCATTGTACAAATGAACAAGAAGCCTGCTGATGTGTCCACTCGTCTCACTCCTTCTGAGTTTGCTAAGCGTTCAATGGATACCCGCCTTGCCGTGATGGATGAGGCACTTAAAGCTGAAAAAGTTCGATATGAGTCCAACTGTGACTCGGATAAATTCAAGGAGTTTCTTGAGGACCGACTCACACTTTGGGAGGGAGAAAAGGATAAGACCTTCCATGGAAAGAAGATGCATGAAAAAACGAAAAATTTACTCAACAACTGGAACTAATTCTTTCCAGATACACGTACGTGATTCATTTCATAACAACATTGTGCAAACCCATCATACGTCTTTTTACACGCCCGACAATGTACTAAACTATTGTTAAATGTGAAAGGGCGAATATTCTTGGGGACAGTCATAACATTTTTGTTGTTGATGTTCACCCTATTACCGTTACCCGAAACCGGTTTTATAAAGGCAGCTGTGGGGTTGTATATCCTATTCCCTTTGGAATTTTCTGTGTAAAGGGCACCTCGCCCTGACATTCTTATACGGCGTCCCTTTGTATCCATATAGGGGGTGGGGCCCACTGACATCTTGTCGAACTCCTTGCGAGCATTCATGACTTTTATATACAACCATAAATTAATTACCGAACGCAACACCAGCCATACCATTCTTGACACGAAGAATGTTATAGTTGACTGCGTACATACGCTGGTACGTGTTACCACCAGAAACGTTCCGGAGTGTCACCTTCGCCGTGTCGATACGAGAGAAGTTCAAAGAACCGGAAGGCTGAGACTTGCCAATGTTGAGACAGAATGGCCATGTGTACACGGGAGCGGTCTCGAGGAGATCGTCGGGGAGAGACTGACAATGCATCTTGGGAACCACGGTGTGGTGGTAATCCTTGGACATGTTCTCCGAAAGGGGTGTACCGTTGATGTACAGAGTCGCATCATCGAAAGCATACGCCGTATCCCACGCCGCACCCACGTTGGAGGACACGAGGTGGAGAGCACTCGTCGGGTGGTTGAAATAGGTGAGATCGATATCAGTGTCCGTCGAACCGACCATCTGATACTGTGTCTGTGTAATCAGGATCTCATGCTC